TGCGCTTGCCGGTGACCAGATCGAACGGCTCACGCAGGCCCTGCAGTTCGCGCAACCGCTGGTAGATCGCCCGAACGTAGTCGTCGCCGGCTGCCGGCTGCCCGCCTGAGTTGCTCCACCCGCAATGGATAGTGACCTCTGCGGGCCGCAAAAACGCGTGATCAGAGATGTTTGCGCCCATCTCCACCGGGTGATCGGTAATCGTAAGTTCATCGTGGTGACGCTCCTCGATGGTCGCCTGTGCCACGATGCCGCCGATTGATCGCTGCGGCCGAATGTTGATGAACTGCCCGACAAGCCCGCTCACGACGAAGCTCCTGCAAGATTTCGAGCCAACCGGGAATTGACCCGATCCTGCTCGCCGGCGACAGCCCGGCCAGTGTCGGCGGCGCCGTTGCCGTTCACGTAGATGTTGGTCTGCTGGCTCATTTGAGCACCCTTGGTGCCGCGTGCAGCCGATGCAATCATGTCCTGGCTGTAGGGGTTGCGGCCGTTCTCGACGCGGATGATCGCGTCCATCATTTTTGCCATCACCGCCGGGTTGGTCATGTCAAGCCGGTCGCCCGCGCCGACTCCCATCGACTTGGACAGGCTGGCGATATAGGCCTGCGTATTGTTCTCGCTGGCCGGTGCGTACTTTCCGATGATCGACTGGATGCTGTTGATGCCGCGCTGCCGATAAAGGTCGAGCTGGTTGGCCAGGGCGTTAAGCCCAGCCTGCGCCGAGCCGAATACCGCAAACCGTCCGCCAGGCCCGCCCTCTTTCGTTGCGCCAGCCTGCCCGACGTAGTTCAGATTTCCGGGGTTGTTGTTGCGGATGCCGCGGGGCTGATTGCCGGTGGCTGGCGCGTAGGGCGAGGCGCCCGGCATGTGTCCGCTGGATGTGCGCTGCGCTGCGTTGGCGCGGGCTTCGGCATCGAGCGCAGCCTGGGCGTCCTTATTGCCGAACCAGGCAAGGCCCCTGGCGACATTCCGGCCGATGCTCTCCTGCCAACTTTTCGGAAGAGCCTCGCCGATGGCTCTACCGGCCGCCTCTACCCATTCGAAAATCTTCTTCCAGCCCTCGGCGATCTTCGAGAGCACCGGGATGGCAATCTCCCCGGCAGTCACGATGGCGCTGCCGATCCCGCTCACTACCTTCGCGATGTCGTCCGCGTTATCCTCGAACCACTTCGCGGCCATCTCCATCTGCGGGCCGAGCACGTCCAGCAGCTTCTCGCCGACCATGGCGCCGGCGGCGTCAGCCCGATCCCCGATCTCTCGGAGCTTTTCCTGGAAAGCGTGCGCCTTGCGGGCGGCCCCCTCAAAGTCGGTGTTGTTGGACAGGTCCTTGTACTGCTTGGCGAAGCGCTCAAAGTCGCCCGATCGGATAGCCAGCATCATCCGCTCATCGATGCCAAGCACGCTGGCGATTCCGTTCGCCCGATAGACCGGCATTGCCCCGAGAGCCTTGCCGATGTCCACCAGCACATCGGCGGTATCGCGCAGCCCACCAGACGCGTCGCGCGTATCGACGCCGAGCATGTCCTTGATGAATCCGCCCGCAGCTGGAGAGCTGCGCATGAAGCGGGCCAGGCTCTCGATCGAAGCGGTCGCATCGTCAGACGACGCCCCAAGCTGGCGCGCGGCGAACTGCACGGCCTTGATGCCCTTCACCGTCGAGCCGGTGCGCTGACTGGCAAAGTACAGCGTCTCCATGTTGCTGGCGAACCGCTGCACAGCGACGCCCACGGCCAGCGCGGCGCCAGCCGTAACGGCGGCCAAGGAGGCCACCTTCTTGGTGGCGTCGTCGATTCCGCCCTTGAACTTCTTCAGGCTGGTTTCGTCGGTCTTGAAGCCGAGCGAAACCAGGAATTCGCGGATCACATCTGCTTGCGACATGGAGGGCTTTCTGGGTTAAGTGCGCGGGCGCATGTGGTCGACGATTCGCCGCTCGTTTTCGGCGCGCACATCAAGCGCGTCATTCATCAGGGCCAAATCACACAGATCAAGCGTCCCGTCTTTCAGGGACTCGAACCGACACAGGCCGGAGAGGACGGGCCGAAGCAGCCAATCCTCTCCGCCCGGCAGGCTGGCGAACGTCAGGCCATCGAGCCCAGCAGATCCCCCAAGCCCATCCGGCCGAGCCCTTCGAAAAAAGGGGCCAGGTTGTCCCGCAGAACTTCGAACACGATCTGGTTCATCACCAGGGCGTCGATGTCGTCGAACGCGATGCCGCCGCGCTGCACGAACACCGGCGCCCAGCGGTCGCCCTGCTGGCGCTGCACGACAGCCAGCGCGCGAACCTGGATGTATTCCACGTCGGCGTCGGACATGCTTGCGAAGGCCGCTGCCAGCGGCTCAAAGGCACGCGCCGGATCGCTCTTGATTGCGCCCACGACACCCGAGAAGGCCGACACCAAAGGCGCCAGGCGCCGGATGATGTGAGACTGCTCAAAGGCGTTCATGCGGCCGGATCGGTACTGCTGTCCGGAGACTTCGAACTCGTTGGCCATGGCTTACACCTGATTGGCGATGGAGAGCAGCAGGCCAGCCAAGGACTGGTCAATGATGCCGGCGTGAAACTCCCAAGCGATGGTGCCGCCCTCTTTTGCGTAGGAGTTGGTCGGGATCTTTCCGAACGCCACCTGCTGGCAAGTGATCTGGTCACCCGTCTGCGGATTGGAGATCGTCAGGATGTTGACCCCGTGCAATGCCGAGCTGGTGCGCTGCAGCTCCACCATGTTCGACAGAAGGGCGTTCGTCGGGCTGGTCTTGAGCAGGTGCAGCGTGATACGGCCGGACTTGTTGGCGTGCAGGCTGTGCATCGGGGAGCCGTCGGCGCCAATGGTCATGGTGTTGATGTCCTCGGACGGGTCGATGCTGATGCCCTCCTCGGCAACGCCGGCGCCGGAGCCCAGCGAGAAAGCGCCGCCAGGGCCCTTGATGGAGGCCTTGACGTCGAGAAAGCTGTAGGTGGCAGACATGGTCTTGAATCCTTACCGGTTGACGTTGATGGCGATATCGACGGAATGCACGGCACCAGCCAGCTTGACGGCGATCTGGAACGGGACGGACTTGCGCGCATCGCGGTCACTCTGCGCCTGGCTGGCCAGGGTCGGCGTGAAGAGGTAGTAGCCCTTGGGTAGGAAGTCGCCGGGCTTGAGCGTGCCGAAGCCGCCGGATGTCCAGTTGCCGGGGCCAACAAGGCCATTGTTTCCCGCGGCAATCAGTGCGCCCTCGATGGTGTTGGCGATCAGGTGATTGCCTTCGTCGGTCTGCGGAATCTTCGTGGTGCTCGTGTAGAGCAAATTGAACGCGTCCGTCTCGATGCGGTTGCGCAGCCACGCGAGGCCGTGGATCTCGTCGAAAAAGGCCGGGCCGGACATCACGCCATCCTGAATGATCGCGGTGGAGTTGGTGTAGAACGCGAAGACGTTGGCGCGCTTGGCCTTGAGCGTAGCGGCCTGGCTGGCCGTCAGCACCTCGTAGGTGACGCCCGGCTCCTGCTTATACATCAGCGTGATCGTCGAGCGGTTGGCGTTGAAGTCGACCGAGAACGCGCGGCCGAACATCGACGCTGCGGCGTACGGGATCTGGCTGTACTGCACGAACGACTGCTGGTAGCCGGCCGCAGCCATCACGCTGGCGATGTCGGTGGTGATCGTCGAGTCAAGCAGCGTGGTCGAGCTCGAGGACACGCCATAGATGTGGCGCTGGTCGGCCTCAATCAATGCAGCGACGGCCAGGTGTTGCGCATCAGTCAGGGCGGAGTCAGCAAACAGCAGGCCGAAAAACTGGGTGGAGAAGCGGTCCAGGAACGACGCCACGGCAGCATCCGGCGTTTCGGCGACGATGCCGGCGACGGGCGGCGATGCAAGGCCGGAGGTCAGCTTGAGCAGCGCGGAAATGTTCGTTCCGGCACCCGGGGCGACGGCATAGGCAACCGTCGAGGTTGCGCCGGTGGTGGCGCTGGTGATCTTGAAGCGGGAGCCGTCCCACGTGCAGGAGCCGGCCACGCCGAGCGCAGTGGTGATGACCGACGCCACGCCGTTCAGGTTGGTAGCGCCGGAGAAGTTCAAGCCCGTCAGCGCCTTGACTGCGCCGTCGATGGTGACCGAGAAACCGCCGGAGGTGATGGCCGTCCAGGTGGCAAGAGTCTGCTCAAGCGCAGACAGCACACCCCCGCGCAGCAGGCCGGCGCTCGCCGTCTTGGCCCAGCGGCCAACATAGAGAGCCTGGGGCTGCGGGCTCTGCGCGAAATACAGGGCGGCGGCCTTGTACTCGGGCGCGGACGTGCCGAAGTCGGTCCCGACGCTGGCGATGTCGCTGTAAAGGCGCATCCGCTCGGAAACGTCGATCACGTCGGACGAGCCCATGACGAGCAGCGCATTGAGGTTCGCGCCCTGCGCCGCCAGGGGCGCAAGGTTGATGGCGACTCGAATCAGTCGCGATACGGAAAGGCCAGCCATGCCGGGAGCTCCTATGGGTTGAAGGTGATGTCCGGCGCCTGAATGCTCAGGACCGGGAAGCGACGCACAACGGCGCGGCGCAGGTTCAGGGTTGCGTCAATTCGGTACTGCCATCGCTCGTTCTGCAGCGCCGGCACGGCAATGGCGTCGGTGATGTCGATCAAGCCAAAGCCGGCGGCGGTCAGGTAGGTTCGGTTTTGCTCAAGGCTCACGCCCTCGCGAAGCCGGGCCTCGGCCTCGTCGGCGCCAGGCCCAAAGAAGGACAGCAGGACGGATAGCTCTTGCTGCCGGTAGATCGTGGAGCTGGTGCCGTCGTCGGCGTGAAGCTCTGAGGCGTGAGCATCGCTCTTGCGAGACGCAACGCCCAGAGCGATCCACGTCGCGTTGTTTGCCGGCTGATTGGGCGGCTCAGGCTGCCAGCGAGGACGAACCAGCGCGCCCTCGATGCCAGTGATGGCCAACACGTACTGCTGCAGGAATCGCTGCAGACCTTGGCCTTCAAGCGGTGCTGGCCCGCCGGGGATTGGCGTCAGGATTCCTGCGGTAGTGCTGTCGCTCATGTCGGCTCCGCCTCCTGGTAATCCATGGCCGAGCATTCGGCGCACACGAAGCCGGCACCGTAGTGCGACCAGTCGAAAACGGTCACCACCACAAAGTCGCGGCCGGAAAAGACGATCACATCAGGCTGGTGGCCGACGGCCGGGCCGATCAGCTTGAACATCGTGTGCACGGTGATCGTGTTCGGCTGGCGCTGACCCTCAGCTGCCCGCTCGATCTTGGGCTGGCTGCCGGCGGTGACGACGGCCGTCACGGTGTGCGTTTCGGTCACCCGCTCGCTCTCGCCGTAGCCATTGACCGACTCGGACCTGCGCTTGACTGTGATCTGCTCGCAGAAGTCCGGGTCTATCAACAGATCGGTCACGTCAATGAATGGCATGGGCTACTTTCCGCGAATGACGTAGGTGATGGAGTTGCGAAGCTGCCCGGTGTCGATCAGCGGCTTTTCGCCAGATCGGGGCGCCTTTTTGCGGTTCTGGCGCCGGTAGATCGTTGAGGCGGCCAGCGGGGCGAAGTCGCCGGTATTGATCGTCGTCTTGACGGCGTTTGCAGCCAGCAAGCCGACTCCGCCGAGGCCGCGGGAAACCTCTTGCTGCGCCCCTGGCTTGCCGGAGGTGACGCGGGCCAGTGTCGTCCTAGCACGCTTGGCGAGGTCGCCGCGGATCTTGAGGATGGTCGGAACGAGGAACGGGCGCGCCGGCAGGTTTCGCTCCGGTGCGCCGGTTTCGAGGATGTAGCCGATGGCGGCGTTGTTGATCGGCCCGTTCTCGTCTTCTCGTCCAGCGGTGTCGGACGGGACACCCACCAACACCTGCCGCTTGGCGAGCGCCTGAATCGACTTGAGCACGTCATCGACAATATCGATGCGCGTCTCAATGTTGCCGCGCTTGCTCACAGCTGATACCCGCCGGCGCCCATCATGCGCAGCAGGGCATAGAACTGCGTGCCGTAGCTGCTCAGGTTCCAGTGTCCGGCGCCCTCGAGGGTTGCGGCCCCGGTGTCGTAGGACACCGAGACCTTGTCCACGGTCTTGCTGGCCACGGGCCCGGATGACTGCCCGACCGCACCACCTCCCGCCGCCGCCCGCTGATTGGCGTTGTCGATGGCCAGGTGATGCGCCGTAAACAACTCCATGCCGTGGTCGAGCAGGTCCGCCCAGCGCTCGGCATTGAGCATCTTGGCCGACAGGGTCAGCCAAAACGTCACGCGGGCGTCAGGGGTGGTGGCGAACTCGGGGAAGTCCGCCCGGAAGGTGGCGAGGTCGGCGGCCATGATCAGACTTCCTTCTTGGCCTTGGCCGGCGCCTCGGGCTTGGCCTTGGCGGCCTCCTCCTTCGCGGCGACCGCTTCGGCCAGGGCGGCCTTAAGGGTTTCGATTTCCGCATCCTTGGCCGCCATTTCGGCGGCGACATCCTCGGACTGGGTCGGCGCAGACTCGGCGGTGTGCGCCTTCACAAACCAGTGATCGGCGATGTCCTGCTCGACGGTATGCGCGCCGGCGGAAAACTTGACCTGCTCGCCCCCGTCCAGATTCAGGACGAAGGGCTTGGCGATGTAGATTTTCGGCATGTCGGGCCTCAGATACCGTCGGCGTAGGCCAGGGTTTCGGGATAAACGAACTCGACGGCGCCGAGGCGGCCGAAGTAGGTTGTGATGTGGAACAGGCTGCGGTATTCCAGCGGGGTGCGTTGCAGCGGGACCATCGGGAAGCGCACGCGGTTCTGAGCCTTGGTGTAGGCCACCATGCGGTCGGTACCGGAGGTGCCGCGCCCGACCAGCCACTTGACCGGCTGGATGTTCAGCGGGCGGCCATTGCGGGCCAGGCTGATGCTGTTCTGACGCAGGAACTCCAGGATGCTGATGTTGCCGGCGTCGCTGACCTTGCGGCTGATGAGCGCGCCGTACTGGGTCGGCGGAATCAGCAGGGTGTCCGGAACGACAGCCCAACCGGAAGCGGCCCAGGTGTTAGTCAGGATGGTGTTGACGTCCTTGAGGATCTCGTCGTGAGTCTTGGTGGCCCAGGTCGTGGTCGTGGCGGCGCCGGCGACGACGTTGGAGGTGCTGACCAGCGGGCTATTCACCAGACCGTAAAGGCCCAGGGAGGTGTCGCCGATATACACCTGTTCGTCGGTGTCCATCTGATGCTTCAGCTGCAGGCCGGCCAGCTTTTGGGCATCGACCGGGCGACCGGCGCGGATGGCGCTTTCGAGCTCGGGAATCGTGTAGCTGACCTCCATCGCCCACAGGTTCAGGGGCGTGGCAGTCTTGCCGATGTCCAGCGCGAGGCCCTGAATCGTGTTGCTGTCCTTGCCGACCCACGCCTTGCCGGTCGGGGTGATGCCGCCGGCGGCGGCGAAGGTGCTGTTGGTGAAGCTGGACACCTCGTCGCCGATCGACACGTCGGAGCGCAGGTCAATGTCACGCGACCAGGTGACGTCGACCAGCGGGTCATGCAGGGTCGGGTCCAGGCGCTCGAGCTCGCCGATCAGGAACGAGCCGGTGCTGTCGATGGTGGCCGCGTCGTAGGTCATCATCTCGTCACGCGTGAAGGCGCGGCGCACGGCGGCGGCAGACGGGCGGATCTTGTCGAGGGTCAGGATCTTCCCGCGCTCGACTTCAGGGAGGTCATTCAGTTGCATTTTTTCGGTCTCCAGAAATGCAAAAACCCGCCGAAGCGGGTTCTGTGTGGGGCGGGAAGGGGTTACAGGTTGTAGGCGATTTCGACGTTGCCGTCGGCATCGGCCGGGCCGGTGAAAGCGGCGCCGGTCATCACGATGGTGTTGGTGCTGTCGGCTGCGGCCTCGATGCCTCCGATTGGCTTGCCGGCAGCAGCAGCGGCCACGCGGACATAAACAACACCCTCTTTCGCGGCAGCGGTGGCGCCGTTCAGCTTGACGCTGACGTAGCCACGGCGCAACAGGTTTCCGACGCCGGAGGTGGGCGGCGTGGAGGTGCCGACGCCGTCCGTGCTGGACTGGGTCGGGAACGGGCGGACGAGGATGCCCTTGATGGCCGCCGCGGCGTCGCCGGTGGTGATCGGGGCCAGCTTGCCGCCGGCGCCGAACTTCGCCGGCAGGCCGTAACCGGGGAAGGTGGCAGCGCTGTCGAACAGTTGGGGCTCGATAGTGGCGCCCTGCGTGCGGGTGATGGCGCCGGGGATTCCCGCCGGCATGCGGTAGGTGAATGCATTGCCCATGGTATGGATCTCCTGAAGGTCAAATGGGGGCGCCGCCGCGCTTCGACCAGAATTCGCGGTTGGCTTTATTGAGGGAATCGACGTCGGTAGCGGAACCCTTGCGGGCGGCGTCCTTGGTGTTGATGCTGTTCATCACGCGACCGATGCCGGCGTTGCGCGTGGCGGCGATCAGTTCGGATGCGCCAATGAAGGCGGCGTCGACGGTGGCGCAGCTGGCCTTGTCGGTCGTCTTTCCGCCCAGGAAGGGCAGCACAGCCTTCTTGCCGTCCTCGGTCTGCATGGCAGCGTCCAGCGCCTTGCGCTTGCAGCCGCACAACGCGAGGCGCGCCTTTTTCGGATCGGCCAAGGCGTCGGCGGTCGGCGGAGTGATCTTCACGCCCGGCGCGAGGATTTCAGCGCGGGACAGGATTTCCTTCAGGCTGTCGGCAGTCTTCTTGCCATCCGGATCGCCGGGCTGGTCTTCGTCTTCGTCCTCGGTCTTGCCTTCGTCGCCGTCCGGCTCTTCGTGAGCCTCATCCTTGGTCTTTTCGACAGCAGCCAAGCGTGCATCGATTGTTTTCAGGGTGGCGGCAATTGCGCCAATGGCGTCAGCCGTCTTGTCGGCCTTCTCCTTGGCTTCGCGCTTCTCCTTTTCCTCTTCCGACTCTTCCTCGGGAAGCTCGGCCTCGTCGAGGGTTTTCTTAAAGGCGGCTTCGTCTTTGGACCGGAACGCGGCCATCAGACGATCTACCAGACCGCTATGTTTTGCCATTGCACTATCTCCGATGGCGCACCGCGGACCGCACCGACCCTGTTCAACCAGGGCGACGTGGTTCCCGATGATCCGACGCTGAACCCCGCGCCCGGGTGAAACTTGTTCGTATTCGGCGTCGTAGCCGCACGACACCTCTCGCTTGCCGTCCTGAACGCTCTTGATTCCCTCGGCGTCGGTGATCAGCAGGTCAGCAAAGAGGAGATCGTCCTCGATGCCCGTGCCGCGCCGGACGTTCTGCACCACACCCACGGTGAGGCGCTTCCAGTTCTCGGGCGTCACGCCGTCGTCCGGGTGGTCGTTCGTCACCGGCTTGCCGTTGTAGCTGGCGATGGTGTCGGCCGAAAACACCTCGTCGGCCTCGCGGCTGATGCGGATGATCCCGTCGTCGCCGACGTCCACCGGCACCTCTCCGGGCCCGTAATACATCTCGCCAGTGCGGGCAATCGGAACCTCCTCGCACAACAAAAAGCCCTCTGGGGTGAGGGCTTGGCGTTTTCCGATCTGCTGGACGGTGTATGTCGATTTGTCGCGTGTCTGAGCCATGTCACATATCCGGCACGATGATTTCAGGCCAGCACCGGCAGTTGTAAATCTGCCCGGCGTGGGTGGTTGTTCCATCGGACAGCGTCGGCGGGGCTGCGAACGCGATCACCCGGCCCTCCATGTCCTTGTGCGACTGCCGCACGTCACCGTCGCGGCTGGTGCGCCACACGTAGTGCGTGCAGCCGATGTGCTCGGCGCGAACCATTGAGAGTCCGGATGCGGTGCGCGCCACCTCGGTGCGAGCAATCAGCATGGCCCGGCTCTCGGTCACCGCTCCGGTGCGCTTGATCTCGGCGGCAATGTCGGCGGCGCGACGGCTCCCCATCAAGCCCTCTTGCGTCAGCTTGTGCACGCGCTCTGCAGCCTCCCGAGGCAGTGACGTGATCAGATCCACGTTGTCAGCCATGAAGCGGCTCAGAGCCTCGCCGGTTGGCGCACTCTCCAACTCCTTGCGCAGCGCCCTGGCCATCTCTCGGGACTGATTGGCCCATGCTTGTTCGTCCTGCGCGTCGATGGCGGTGACGATCCTGGACGCCATTGCACGGGCCCACGGCTGCAGCAGGTCGGCGTACTTGCCGAGGGCCTGGCTGACAAGCGCTGAATAGAGCGGGCTGTCTATGTCAAAGCCAGTGACGATCCGGCCGACTTCGCGGGCCACGCCGCGCAATGCCTTGGAATACTGCCGCTCGACCTTGGCCGACTTTTCGAAGGGGCTACGCTTGCGGATCGGCATCTTCCGGCACCTCTTCGGGGTCGGCGACTGGCGGCGGCTCGATCTCGGCGCGCGGCGGCAGTGCCTCGGCGTCATTGATTTCCTCGTCCGTGATGTTCGACCACAGGCCTGACGCGTGCGACGCCTGGCGCAACTCCTTGAGTCCTGACGCCTGCGACACAAGCCCGGAATCGACGGCGGCGGAAACCGTGCGCGTCACCACCTCGCCGATGTCGGCGCGCTCCTTGTCCGTGGTTTGCCAGAGATTGCGGAAAGTGAATGCCGTCCCGTTCGGCAACTCCTTGCCGAGAACGGATCGGGCCAGCACATCGAGCAAGATCGTGACGGGCCGACGAAGGCGCGTGTTCTGCGCCTTGTTGATCCCATCGTAGTAGGTACGAAGGTCGCTCTCGCCGGTGCTGTTGAGCCCTGCCGGCGACTGCCCGAAGAGGCGGACGAGCGGAATCTGAGTCGCGCCGCTGATCTGCTGGCCGAACTGCAGGATCAGGTCAGACAGGCCGGCGAACGTGTAGGTGTGCGTCTCGAATTTATCCTTGGCGTCCATGAGGGTCATGCCCTCGTTGCTCTGATACGCGCGGATCAACTCGATTTGCTTGACCAGGCCTTCCATTGGCTTGCCACCCATACCGATGATCTCGCGCAGCCCATCGACGGACATCGTGCGCAAGTGGGCTTTGTACACCAGCTGACTGGCGCCGAGCGTCGTCGAGTCAAATGCTACAAGCCGGTCATGGATGCGCTCGATGACGGACTGGCCCCACCCGTTTTCGGCTTTGCGCTGCCAATACGGCAGATCGAGGCCATCCATGCGGATGACGCGGGTGTGATGGATGCGCAGGCTGCTCAGCGCCTGGCCGTCGGAGATCACGTCGTAGAACACCGGCAGGCCGAAGTTTGGGCCGAAGTCCGTGTCGAGCTGCGACATGCTCGGATTGAGCATCCACCGATCCAGAACGAGAAGACCCTTGAACTGGCCTTGCCGGATCGTGTCGAGCTTGAGCGGGCTGCTCATGTCCTGTCCGTCGATCATCATGACGCCCACGGCGCCGCCGAACAGACGGGACCAGCGCACAACGTCGCTCAGGCGCTGCCAGATTTCCAGATCCAGCATTGCCGATTCGAGAAGCTTCTGGTCATCAGGGTCAAGGGTGCTGTCGATCTCGATGCCAGCCCGTGTCATGTCCTCTGCCGGCATGTCCACCGCCGCACCGACCAGCCACGAACCGCGATAGGCGGCCTCAAGCTGCTGCCGGTCGCGGGTCAGGAAGTCGAAGCCGTATTTGGATTCGCCCTGTAGATTGGACGTGCCGATGCCGAGCCGCGCCGCGAAGTTCTGGATTGAATCCGAGACGAAGGCTTTGATGGTCATGGGCTACGGGCAGATCGGAAACGAAAAACCCGGCGCTTGGCCGGGCTGTGGGGTGTAGGTGCCGAGACTTCGCCGGCGCTCGGAATCTGCCGAGTCAGTGGGAAATGTGCAATCCCCGCGCGCGGCGGGGATTAGAAACGCTCAGCGACGAATGAATCAACCTTGATCGGCACAGATCCGGCTATCGCAAGCCCGACTTGCGTTGTCGCCCTGCTAAACAGCGCCTCGTCAATCGTGCAAAAGAGCTCGCCGTTTTTGTAGCACCGAGCAGACTGCCCAGACACGTCGACGCGCAGGATATCGCCCGGAAGCACAAGCTCTCCGGTCAAATCCCATGCCGTATCTGCTGCATAAGCAGAGTATCGGTTGATCTTCAGAA